CTTATGCTGTACTTCATTGTTGAGTTATTAAATGAATCTCTAATTCTATATGACTCTAATCCATTACCATAACAGAACGCATTACAGTCAGTGTTTTCAGATAGGTTATTTAATATTACACTTGCACCTACGGATGAGCTATCCTGGTCTACCTCTCCTGGCGTTAAAACTGAACCTGAACCAACAGGAAGTGTGGATGGGAAACGAATAGTTATAGTCTTACCATCTATTATACTATATACAGTTCCAGTTAATCCACCAATGATTATCGGCTGAGTAACATAAAAATAGTGAAAATAACTTGAATTAAGTTGAATTTGAACGTCCAATCCAAGTGTACCAATAGCAGTGTTTGATGAGTATTGCCATCCAACCTTATGAAAACCTCCAATTATAGGGTATGTCTTCATTGTCTCATGGAATATAGGGGTCTCAACATCAAGTGGTACTGTCTCAACTATATATGTTGGGGACTCGGCTTGTTCTAGTGTAGCTGAAGCTATATATCTAGTAAAACCATCACAAGTCTGATTCATCAAAGTAGGAAAAAATATATTTGATGAATTAGTTGATACTCCATCTTGAGTAGTATTTGGATTATTAATCCAAGTATCTTGACCACCAGTACCTTGACTTAAACTAATCTTAGATCCAACATATCTAAAAGAATATCTATTTTTATTAGGGTCTGTACCAGCTATATCAATAGTTATACCTCCGCATTCCTCCCAAAAAAACTCCTCAAATGATGGGTATTCTCTAGATGCTATTGGAAGTGTAGTGGTAAAAGTATCTACTATACTTGAACCACAACCCTCACCTTCTTCAGTTTTTATTTTTATTGTTGCTCCAGCATATATTTTACCAGTAAATCCTACTGAAGCCATTCCATTATAATACCCAAGATTCGTATTCCATGTTGGACTTTCAGTACCATTTGGATTTGGTAGAGTAGTTGATGGGACAATAAAGCTATTAACGGTGGTAGTTTGAAGCCCTGCTCCTCCTCTTGGTGATAATATAGTTGAAACTCCAGCAGCTGCATAAAATCCACGAACATTAAAAACATACACGTCTCCCACTTGGTAGTTTCCAACCCCAAGATTTAAAAATATATTGCCACTGGATGGCACCAATGTATTTATATTAATAGGCGTATTTACAATAGGCAATGCAGGCAACCAATCATTTTGATCATCTATATTTATATTTGTTCTATAATGTGTTGCAGAAGGACTATTAGGAAATAATGGATCTGGAACAATTTTTACCTTTAATCTTACATCATTCTTAGTTCTTACAGTAGCTGAGCTTTTTGTTAATGTAACACTTGGAGCCGAATTTCCTGATGATGTATATACATTAGACCCGCCTCTATAAAAAACAGTATCGTAATGAACATTAGATGTATATGCAGGAAAGAAATATGGTATTTGTGGATAACCTATTGTATTTCCTGTTGCAGAATTATTAGTAGTAAATGATGGACTAGTGGTAGTAATTAATACTGGTGCAGCTAAAAAAGATGATGCACTTATAGCGTCTGGCTTTATTTTTAAATATAGACCAGCAGGTGACGGAGTATTAATATCATTAGCTGCCTTAAGTTCAATTTCAAGAACCTTAAACTTCTTGTTTGTATGAGTTGGTACTGCGTTAGCTGTTTTAAATATAATGTACTCACCAACAGAAACTTTGTCTCTGTCAGACTCTGATATCTGTATGTACCTGTACTCACCTTTTACTTGAAAAGATATAGGAAACAAGTTATAATAATCCTTTTTTGATTGTTTTATATACAACCTATAGTTTGTAGCCCAGCTTGGAGGCAAACTTTTTATTGTTGTTATTAATGAGTTTGCTGTACTTGATTTTGTTGGGGGTATAAAAACTGAGTTTGAACCATTGTTATTTAAATTTCCTGAGTTAGATGTAAGCACGGTTGTTAGCCTTCCGTATTCATCACTATAAACAATACCTACCTCGTAGTCACGGTCACTCCTAAAGGTTCTTTTAGGATTAGCTATGGTCGCTACAGAACCATTTAGATTAATATAATCAACTACATAGTTTAAATCACTAACATCTCTAAATTGAGTATAGTTTCCATATATCAATCTATTACCAACAATGTCTTGTGCTAGTGCTTTTAGTGGCACATTGTCAAACATCCTAGTTACCTGATCAGATGTTAGTGTGGCATATATTTTATTATTTCTAAAAACAAATGTATCACTTGAATTATCTGGAATATTTAATTCACTCTTGTTTAGATTTTCAATTATAACTACATTTAATGATCTTGTATCTCTAGCTAAAATTTGTATTTCTTTTACAAACTGATTTCCTGTTTCAAATCCAATCTGAACTATATTATTATCATTTAACATTCCAATATTGTCACCAGTAGTTGGATCAAATGAAAGCATCTTTGCATTAAAAGCCACAGATGAAAATGGTGACATTGAGCTAAACTCATTGTCAATGTATTTATACCTATAGCTAAAATAAAGAAATTTTTCTTCTAAGTTGTTTGATAAAATAACATCATCATCAGACAAAAGTATTGATGGACTATTTAGTGGTGGTCTTAACACCACATCAATGTCTATATTTATTCTTGAGTCATCAATTCCATATCCCCTAACCCTAGAGATGTTTATCCTTCTCGGTGGGTTTATATTATCCGTCCAAAACAAATAACTGCCACTTTCTGAATATATATAATTTACTCCTGTTATAAGTGATAGTGAGTCAAAATTCAACTGATTAGTAGTGCTACCTAAAATAAGAGACGTTGTATTGCTGTTTTGATTGTATTCAAATATGCCGTCAAATTGATCAGATGTTACAAACCAATACAACAAGCTAAGTGGCTCGTATTTTACTGCACCGATTGTCTTTGCTCCTGTCACTACAAGTCCCCTATAGTTAAGTAAAAAATCTGATACGTCAAATAACTTTTCATTTCCAAGTGCATTTTGAGCGGCACCCATATTAGATCCGCCAGTTGCCTCTATTGTTATGTTACTGGCAGAACGGTATTGACCATCAGGAAGCATCCTTTCGTCAATATCCTGGTTCATCTTACCAGCAATAAATGTTCTCTTACTTTCTGCCATGATTACTTAATCCATTTATCTTTACCTCTCAAGCTCATTAATATTCTTGATGGGTGCATATTACTTAATCTAATTCTTGTATTCCTTAGTGTTGCGGTCTTTTCTTTTTTAGCTCTTGCTACTATGTACTCCTGAACGCCATACTTATTGTTTAATAAGGCCCACTTTAAGTAGTTGTATACGTACTCCTCTGCTAACTTGTTTATAGATATTTTTGTTGAGTCACCATTCTCCATGCCGTCTGAAATATACTCAAGAACAATAAATGCATTCTCAACTCCAGATGAAAAATCAATAACCCCAGACTCCTTGTTGATTGTGAACTTAGGGTTCATGTTTGCGTCCTCAGTGTTCATGCCATACCTTGAACCAATGCTATAATTAAAGTACCATTGACCATCACAGCAGTATCCCATCTGATTATTATATAATCCTCCACCAGTGTACAACATGTTTTCACCTCTAAGGATGTCAAGCTTTGATGTGCCCGTTACAACCTCTCCATTAGAGTCAAACACAATGTCTAGGTTATTGTCCTGCAAGTAAGCCGTAGCTGACATAACGGTTCTGTTCTCAACCAGTGGAACAAGAACACCATTATTTAACATTGACATTCTAACATAGCTAACATAGTCTGGAGGCATGATCATCTTTAGCTCAGTCCCAAGCTGTAGTTCTAAAACCTTTATGTTTCTTAGTGCGTCATAGTTAAGCTCCTGTATCGCTCTCTTTGCATGAAAAATAATTGTATATCGATCAACATTATTGACTAGCTTATCGTTCCCCACATACATTAGTATGAAGTTATTTACTATGTCAGATAGAGTAACGTACTGATATGATCCCCAATTTTCATCTTCAGGGATAGTTCCGTTATTTTTGTAGTACTGGTAATTAGTTATATATGACATCTACTATTGTTTTTGTTGTGAGTCTTGTATCTCTTCTGACTTAGCCGCCTGTACAACTTCCATCTCTCTAATTGAAACTCCAGCGTACTGTAGTATCTTAATTACTAAACTTGAAAAATCACTCAATGGTAGCTCAAAGTCTTGATAAAATGCGTTACTAGGATTAAAGACTGGTTGACCAGCCGTGATTGAGTTGTAAGTCCACACTGGATCTTTTGGATATCTTAGGTACTGAGTTGTAACATTTGTTGAAATTGTTGTAGGATATACAATTAGAAGAGAACCGCCACTACTAGTACTAGTCATTGTGTATACTGGATTGTATACATCTGGAGCCGTTAAGTTTGAATTTAATAGTGCGGATATCTTTCTTTGGCTAACTTTTTCTACCTCAATGTTATTATACATTACCTTCTCTAAATAATAAAAATCAAAAGGTAAAAGAAAATATGGGTTAGAATAAAATAATGCCGCAGGAACAGAAAATGAGTCAAGAACCTCACCTATATTTTTTGGAACATCTGTGTATCCCTCTCCAAACATTCTAGCGTTCTGCTTAACAATTGAGTTGGAGTAAGAGTAAATGTATTGTTCAAATATTTCAAGCTGTGCCTGTTTTGCAAATAAGTTGAATTCCTCTGGAGTAATGTAACCCCGATTGTCTTTACTTATTATTGACAGAACAGTATTTCTAACATCATTTATCATTGCAAGTATTTTTACAAAGATAAACAAAAAAAGGCACTCTAATTAAAAAGTGCCT